ACTTGGGATTAGGCTTTGGTCATACCACAAGCACCGATTATTAGGCTGACAAGCAAACTGTCCGTTCTCTAACCGGATAAAGTTAAATGACTTATGTTCTTCAGCTTGCTCTGTAAAACCTGTGTCTACTTCTAATCCATCAGCGCAAAAGTCTACGGTAAACAAGTAAGTGCCAAAGTGCCATTGCTTGTCTTTGCCTAAAAACTTCACTCCTAGATTACGCAGGCCAATCTTTTCGATAACCGTAAACTTGTACCCCATGCAGTCCCACAATTGCAGGGTGTCAATAGGTAGGTTTGAGGGACTATCGGTATGCCAAACATAAGCGTGTATAGGTAGCTTGTCGTACAAAGCACCGTAGGCTGGCAAAAGGCTTTCTATACGAAACACTTGACCACGCAATGCCTTAATGCTGACCCAAATAGCAGGTTCGTATTCGCCGTGTCCCTTTGTAAAGTTGTACAAAAACTCACGCCGCACAAAGCATTTAAGAGGCGGCAATGATGAAACTATGTAACTCATGTGTTTTTCTCAGCAATAATGACTTTTGCTAATCTATTCCAAGCGTCATCCCATTCAGCTACGTCATTTGCAGCACCCAGTTCTTGTGCCAAAGTTATTAACAAACGGTTTAAGTCAGTCAGACGCTTAATCTCATTGTTTAATGATTGCGTTTCGACTAAGGTAAATAGGTCTGGTTGGTTATCCATTGTTCTTCTCCTTTAGCTTGGCTTCGATAAATTTAACAAACTGCCTTACCGTTGGCGTATCTGGTAACTCTAAATTATCAATTTCTTCATCGGTTAAATTAACCCAAGGTCTTTTGTATTTTTGGATGTCGTCATCAATTGTTAGGCTGTTAGGTCTATGCGCCATGTCGGATGTGTCCCAAGGCTCTTGCTCAAGCATACACTTACCATTACACACCACCCGTCCTATACCCCCGCAATCTTTGCAAAGTTTTTTTTGCTTCTCTGCTTGCTCAATGGCTTGGCGTAGGGCGTCCATCGCACCGTCAATCTCAGCAGCTAAAGGGATATTCATTGGCGGTTTGCTCATTTCGTTGATTGCTTTTAACGCTTTTAACGCCATTTTTGCTGCTTTGCGTGAGTCAGTCATTCTGTTCTTTCTTCAACATTGCAATTGTCATAGCTTGATCCCCTGCAATAGCTTCCCAATCCTGCACAGTTGTTTCTAAAACGCTTTTAATAACCATTGCAGCGTGTTTTGCTAGCGGGTAAGGTGTTTCTTTGTCTATCTCAATTAATGCGTTGTAGGCTATTTTTAGCGCATCACGTTCTGTAACTGGTTTTGCTTTAGCTTTTTGTTGCTTTGCTTCTAATAAGTCCCAGGCTTCATCTTCAGTCATGGCTAGTTTCCTTAAAAGTTTTGCAATGTCCTCTTGTTCTTGGTGCGTAACCCATGCCCCAGCATCCAATATTTCAGCGTATTTAATAGCTGCCCTTTTATGGTTGTTTGTCATACTTTTTTGTTCCATCAGGGTAATGAAGTGTGTTGTAAATGCGACTTGGTGCATTTAAAACTGTCATGCTGCCTGTTCTTGTATGCGTTTTAGGTGTTTTGTATGCAGGTCTGTCAAATTTGTCTATTTTGTCTGTTTTTTTCATGCTAATTCCGCTACTTTTTGTGCAATCCTAGCCCTAAACTGACCCATATCCTCGCCTGGACGGGGTTGCATACTCAATTCCCTAGCTTTGTCCATCGTAAGCTGTTCAGTCGAATACCAAGGAAGTGCAGGTTTTGTTGGTGCTTTTGCTTTCATTTCCAACTCATCAAAGTAACGACCTTGATTGAGCCATGTAGACGGATGCGGAATAAAGTCAGTAACTGTTTCTTTCAACTTCCAATACGCAAGGTGGTTGTCTAACGTGTCTACAGCTAACTCTTGCTCATCCATAGGCAACTTAGCAAACGCTTGCATAGCAGTCTTTTTAGCTACCTTGCGAGGGTATTTTGACCAAAATTCATCAAAGCTCATTTTATTCCTTTTAATCACATAGTTTAGTTAGCTTAACTATAGTTTTTAATTTATGCAACTTTATTTTTACTTATTTTTATTTTGTTTTCTTTTGACATACCTTCCCCAAGGGTGGATAGCCTGTAGTTTCCTACTGCTTTCCTACCTGACCCATATCTTTTAGATACCAGTCCTACCTGAGTTAATGTTCAATCGTATACAGGTCTTGTCCCACCGATGTCCCTGTATCTTGTGCAGTACCCATTTAAGTCTGCGAGGCTTGCTGTCGGGTGTGTGACTAGCCTATGTTTCCTTCCACGCCACCCATATAGGTGCTTGTTATCGTATGGATTACGGAAGAAATGGCAACAAAAAAGCCGCTTAAATCTGTGACTTGGTAGCGATCCTTTTTTAAGGGATTCCCTTTCGGGCAAGACACAGACTTAAACGGCTTACATTGACGCTACATCAACGGTTTAATTATGTACTACTTTTAGATTTAAGTAAAGTGTGGGCTTCGATAAAGCACGATTTTCATTAGAAAATAAAACACTCAACCTAAAAGTGCGAGTGCCTGCCAAGAAACTCTGGTCTGCTAGGTTGCTTGCATAAAAATCAGGACGCTAACCCCTGACACCCACAACTCTACTCTATCAGACTTATTTCAGTTCCGTCCAAATGTCTTGCCACTTAGAGGGAAACATTTGCTTGCGAGACATTCTACCTTCGGTAGCACGCTCTAAGCTGGCTGCTAAAAAAATTAGTTTGTCTTGCGGAATACCGTTTGTGCGCCATTGCGACACAGCAGCCAAGGTCACACCACACAACTTAGCTACCTTTGTTGTGCCACCTAATGTTTGGATGATTTCGTTATCGTTCATTCAGTTATCTTAACATATTTAAGTTGACGTACAAATTTAGATAGCTTAATATACCAGAACTAGCACTTGCTAGGACAAATCAATATAGGTGATATATGGAAGCGATCAGCAAAGCATTAGTTAAAGCTCAAGCAGCAATGTCCCACGCAGCTAAAGACGCTAAAAACCCTCATTTTAAGTCTGCATACTCTAGCCTGGCATCCGTCATTGACGCTGTGCGACCTGCGTTGTCTAGCAACGGTTTAGCGTTTGTGCAAAAGCTGCATACCGCTGATGGTGGCGTAGCAGTCGAAACTGTCTTAATCCACGAATCAGGTCAAGAAATGTCTTTTGGTACGTTGTTTATTCCTGCGACAAAACAAGACGCACAGGGCTATGGTTCTGCAATTTCGTATGCAAAAAGATACAGTTTGCAAGCTGCACTTGGCATTGCGTCTGAGGATGACGATGGGCAAGCAGCGGTTAAGACCCGTCCTGCGCCTTTACAGCCGATTAAAGTCACAATTGACATGGAAGCTGCTGTAGATGAAATGTCTGCTCAAACGTCCATTGATGCGCTTAAAGAGTGTTTTGCAAAATGGTACAAATCCGCTGAAGGTGAGCAGAAAGAAACGCTTAAATTTATGTATGACGGTATCAAAGTTAAATTAATTGCAACAGGAGTTAACTAACATGGCAAACGACTTAAACCGTTGTGAATTTATCGGACGCTTAGGCAAAGACCCTGAGATTCGCTACGCTGCGTCTGGTGACGCAATTGCAAACTTCTCAATCGCTTGCGGTTGGAAGTCTAAGGACAAAGAATCTACCGAATGGGTACGCATCACAGCGTTTGGCAAACTTGCTGGCATTTGTGGTGACTATCTTAAAAAAGGGTCACAGGTTTACATTGCAGGACGCATGACTACCCGCAAATGGGTCAATAAAGACGGTGTTGACCAGTACACAACGGAGGTTGTTGCTGACCAATTGCAAATGTTAGGTGGCAAGACTGAGCAAAATGAGCAAAAAACTGAGCAAACTGAGCAAACATCTAAGCCTGATGCGTACCGTCAGATTAAAGAGGGTAACGTAGCAGACATGGATTCGGACATTCCTTTCTGATGAACAAAACTGAAGAAGCTATCCTTATCTCATGGCGGCTTCAGCAATGGTACGAGGGCATGGTTCTTGATAAGAGAGCCATGCAAGACGTACAGGAAGCCATTGAAATGCTTAAAACATTAGCTAAACAGGTAAATAAATGATTATCAAAACAGCAGATTCAGAGTCAGGTCATTGGTACGCACAGGACGGTTCACCAGCTTACCGAATCATTGGTAAAAACGGTGTTGAGCGCAATACACGCCTTACAGACGCAAGAGAACGGGGTTTAGTACCGTCTGTCACCACAATTAGCGGATTGCTTGCCAAGCCTGGTCTAAACACTTGGTTGCAGCAACAAGTTCTTTTAGCTGCGTTGACGTTACCCAGAGCAGAGGCGGAAACAGAGGAAAATTGGCTGCAACGTGTGATGTCTGACGCAAAGTCTACGGGATACGAAGCTGCAAACAGAGGTACACGCTTACATGGTGTGCTTGAAAGTTTCTATCAAGGCAAGCTAATTGAGTTTCCAAACTTTGTTTACAGGGTTAATTCCGCCCTTGAGGGTCACTTTGGGCCTGCCAATTGGGAAGCAGAGCGCAGCTTTTGCTATGGCGGTTACGGCGGCAAGGTTGACCTTATTGCTGAAAACATCGTTGTAGACTTTAAGAGCAAAGAGGGTGACTTGAGCAAGATTACCCCTTACCACGAACAAATTATGCAGCTTGCAGCCTATAGGATGGGCCTAGGCAAGCCAACAGCACGATGCGCCAATATCTACTTTACGGAAGCTGGTGACGTTCGATTGATTGAGCATTCTGAGCAAGATTTATCTGACGCTTGGGAGTGTTTTCAATATCTTCTAGCTTTCTACAAGAAGAAGAACAACATATAATCAAAAGGCGGGGAACGCTGGCGTCCCTCCCTCCTTAGTCTGGCTAGTACCCGCACCCCAATTAGCAAAAAAGCAACAATTTTAAAAATAACGCTTGATTTGATTGTTTAGCTGACTTAATATCTAGTCATGGCAACAACGCCATTAAACAAATACAGGTGCATAACATGATACATATTTCCCCAGAGTCAGGACGCAACGACCACATCCACGGTGACGAACAATACCGTGAGCATTTAGGTGCAGAAGCTGTTGACATCTACGATGTGATTTTTGCAATAGAAAAAGGTGGCAGCACAACTGACGGCACTAGCCATCACGAATGGATACATCACATCTGCGAAGGTGATGAAATCACTACCATCATGCAGCACATTATCAAAAATCGTCATAAGCCTGAGTTTGGCGAGATTATGAACGAAATTGAAGCAGCAATTGAAGGGTGGTTGCCATGAAAAAAATTAGCCCATTTGTAAGCGAAAACAACAACCTTAACCGTGACAACTACGGTTATTTTGCTAACCAATCTCACCCTAACTGGACGCTGCGCTCACCTAGAGTTAGTGAGCATGGTGCTTACGAACCCAATAGCGACAAAATACCTGTGTCAGCTTGGTTTGGTTCTGCGCTTGTTGTTGGATGTATCTTTCTTGCTATGTTTCTGTGAGGCTATGATGACCAAAATAGACGCTGTTTACCTGCATCTTAAAAAACATGGACACATCACAAGTTGGGAGGCTATAAAGCTATATAAAGCTACCCGCTTGGCAGACATTATCTATAAGCTGAAAGCGCAGGGTTTTAAGATTGTTACTTTGATGGTTGAGGGTGAAAACACTCGTTTCGCACGTTACTTTATAAAGGATAGAAAATGAAAAAATACATTATTGGCGTAGTGTTAGCTTTATCAGCCTCCGCAGCTTATGCGGCTTGCGTTACTAACACTACGTTTTCAGGCGGCAGGATGATCGTATGCACTATTTGTTGTTATTCAGGCAACTGCACCACTACCTGTTTTTAAGCAAGCATTGAAGTCGATTTAACTTTTACTTGCGCTACACGATTTAACCAGCCTTTGCCGTAAACTTGAAAATCTTTAAGACTGCGGTAAAAGGCTTCTTTTCCCTCGCTAAATTTCTCAATTAGCTCAACAGGGTCAGCAGCTTGAATTGCTGCCATTGAAACAGGGCCAAGTCCACCATCAGCAGGTACACCTACAGCAGCTTGCAGAATCTTGATTGATCGACCAGGCCCTGCATTGACACCCATATCAAACACCATGTAGTCAATGCCGCTAGGTAGCTCGTCAGCACGAACAGCGTCCCAATACTTCTTTTTATACAACGGCTCGACATCCGCAGGGGTAAGTTTCTTCATTTGCTCATGCGTGACTTGGTGTCCAATATGCTGTTCCCAATTAAATTGGGTAACTCCAAGCATAGTGCTGCCTTTACGCCCGTCTGGTAGCTTGTTGCCGTTATCACGCTCATCGTCCGTAAATCCACCCTCAGAGGCAAGCATCTGCTCAAACGCTTGTTTCCAATTACTTTGCATTCTCAATCTCCTTTGTTTTCCTACGTTCAACCATGTCAGCAACCTTTTCAACGGTTCTGCCACCAAAATAAAACGACATTATGATAATTCCCCATTGTCCCAACAACTCAACATACTGTTTATGGGTGTCCATATCAAACGCTGACATCAGAGCAAACGTAAAATAGCCTCCCAAAATGATTAAAAGCGTCATAGGACGGATATTCTTGGATAGCCAGCTATCGCTACTCATATCCGCTAGATGACGCTTAGAAAGCTCCTGCTGCTCTGTGATGTCTGCGTTTAGTTGTGCAAGCTGACCAGATTGTTGAAGCTCTAATAACTTAAGTTTTGCCTGCTCCGCAGCGTTAGCGTCTGGAAAGATTTTGTCAATTATCTTTCCACCAATGTTCAGAATATCAAGAATCATGCTATCTCCTATTTTTGTAAGACAAGCCCACGGGCTACAACTTCCATAATGGATCGAGCGTATTCAAGGTCTGGCTCACCTGCCCAACCTAAAGTAATTTGACCGATGAATTGGCTAATGTCTGGGGGAACAGATACCCTACAGGTGAATCGCACACCTTGATGGATATACCAAAGCCCTGCTTCAGACTGTGGACGCAAGTAAGCACCGCAAGGGACTTCTCCAGCCATCAGTTTAATAACGTCAGCATTGTTGCTATGGTTGCCAGAAAACAAACCTACGTTTGTTCCTTCAAGCAACTTCTGTCTACCACCGTCTTTTGCATACGCTCTGACCAACACACGCTTGTTTAAGATGGGGTCAACAGCAAATATACTAACGGTTTCCGCTTTTGTTTCTCTGAACAGCATAGAAGCAGCGATGTCGAATCTACTCTCATCTAACTTGGGTAATTCTTTGCTTTTAAGGTAAGCACCAACCATGACACCTTGATGGGTATAAACAAAGTATCCAATAAAACCAAGCACACCCAAGAGGACAACCACGAACAGCTTAAACGGGCTGTTGATGTAACTAAGTACGCCCATTAGCGTATCTTTGGTGTCCTTGTGTTCCATTACTCAGCGGCTGCTTTTTGCGCTTCTTCTTTAGGTGCTGCTGCTTGCATAGCTTGAATCAATTGAAAAACTTCGCCATAGGGACGGGTTGCCAAATAACCAAGAATGGCGTTTGCAAGCTCAATGCTAATTGTCATGTCTTTCATTATGCTGCCCAAGGTAGAGGTGGTGTGACAATAGGAGGATTCACCTGATTCTCAATCTGCTGCTCAATATTAGCGTTGATTGCTGCGACTTGCTCTGCACCCATAATGTCTTGTACCCAACCTACTACTTGCGCTAGCGTGAGATCAGCGTAAGGAGTAAATGGCGACTTAGAAGTGTATGGATTAAGTCCTTGTGTGCCGTAGACTGTAGCGTACAGAGGTGTGCCAGACGTATCATCAACGCCATTTACACGCCATGCAACGGAGATGACTACGTCAGTTTCACCAAGTTCCTGTGGGTAGCAGGAGAGCTGTTCGATTTGCCATGTGATTGTGGTCATTTAATTTCCTTCTAAAGCGGTTAAACGGGTTGTGAGGTCTTGGATTAGGGCTTGTTGTTCTTGGATTGCTTTAACGAGCATAGGAATAAGCACGGTTGTCTTAACCGACTTGTAGTAGCCGCCTTCGCCATCTTCTTCGCCGTCTGATACAAGACCGGGGAATATCTGCTCAACTTCTTGAGCAATAAAACCAATCTGTTTAACGTCAGGATCACTTTTTAAGTTAAAGTTAACAACACGCAGTTGGTTAATACCTTCTAACTTTGAAGTAGCATCAACGATGTTTTCCTTCAAACGAACGTCAGAAATTGTTCCCCATGTACCTGTAGTGTTGTAGGCTTGTCCAACGTCATTAAACTGATAGCGTTGTGTGCCGTTTGCGGTAATACGCAAAAAGTCATTGCCACCAGCTTGACCACTAATATTAAAAGTTGTTGACGCGGATTTTAATTGTAAAAATGCGCTTGATGTAGAAACCAGCAAGTTGCCAGAGTCGTCAATTCTGGCTCGTTCGGTCGTTCCACCTGTATGGAAAGTTAAATATCCGCTAGTTGCTGTTCCTGCACTAATCTTAATGCCACCAATTAAAGTCGTGGCAGCGTAGTAATCAGCTAAAACCAATCCACCGTTGGCAGTCCATGTACCAGCTTCATTAAACACGGCAAGCTGGTTATCGCCCGGATTGACTTGAAACTTGTAGGTTGGCACTACACCAATCCCCACGTTGCCAGCGGCACTAATCCGCATCTTTTCTGTTGGAGTTACTCCGGTATAAAACGAAATTAATCCTGTGCTATCAGCCGCTTTACTGACAAGTCTTGTCTCCCGCGAAGATTCTAGAAAATGAACACCTAGTTCATAAGTGGTGCTAAATTTTGAACCGACAAACCGATCCATTGAGGCAGCCCAAGTTTGCTGGACGTCACCAGTAACTTCCAATTTGCTTGCTGGCGAACTCGTACCAATCCCCACGTTGCCAGAGGAGTCGATACGCATACGTTCTTGGTTGTCGGGGGCAAACGTCAATGCACGAACGCCACTAGTCGTGCCAAGAATTACTGCGTCAGAAAAGTTGGAACGTAGGTATCCACCACGCCCGTTGGTTACATCGTCAACTACTGCAATTCGGGTATCTGCGCCAGCACTTACTACAGCTAATTTCCCGTAAGTTGCAGGCGAAGCAGTCCCAATCCCTACGTTCCCAGACGCATCTTTATAAATCTGCCCCGATCCAAGGTTCACAACACCTGTGCCGCCTGTGAGTGTGCCTGTGTACGCAAGGTTGCCAAAGCTAACGTTAGTCGCACCGCTTGTAAGTTGCTCTAATCTAACAGCATCGTTTGCAGTAGTCGCAGCACCCAATCCAGTAATCTTAAAATTACTCATTGGAATGTTTGCAGTCACCGTTGTTTGACCGTCTTTTGTGATTACGTTGGTCAAACCGTTTGCTAGGTCAGCGGTCAACAAGTTAAACGTTGTTGCGCTAATTACTGTACTAGCAACAACAGGTTGACCCGCTGTGTTAATTAAGAATGTTCCAGTTCCGTTGTAACTCATCGCTAACCTCTTATTCAGTTAATTGATTAAATCGTTGACCTAGTTGTTGCATTAACTGCGAGTTTTGCAACAAGCCGCCGTATAGTGCGCCAGAGGTAATTTTTTCGCCTAACGCCATGCCCGGCACTTTGTTTGCAAGAGCATTTGCTAAGTTTAACGCTTCTTTTTGGTCTGATTTGCTTGCTGCTGAACCAAATAACTTCTTTGCACCAGCTTTTGCAAGAGGTGCTGCAACAGTTGCTCCAACAGCAGTACCAACTAGCGGTAAACCTCCCATAGCTCCAATTGCGTCAATTCCTGCACCGATAACCAAAGCACCGCTATTACTGTTGTTGACAGCAGAACCTTTGGGCTGTGTTGTCATGTAGCTTGCAGCACGGCCTAGACGCTTTAGCTCTGCAATTTCATCAGGACTAAAGAAAAGCTCTAGCTTTTTGTCACCAATATCTTTGATGGTTTGGTTGTACGTTTTAGCACCGAAAGTCCCAAGCTCATCGCTTTGACCGCCTAACGCTTTGTCTTTCAAATAAGTCAAAATAGCTGTTTTAGTAGCTGCTGGATCACCTGATTTAGCAACAGCAGCAGCGTCAGCAACATCACCAGACAAGACGAACTTGCGTATAAATTGATCTGGTTGCATACCGTCTACGGTAGCGTTGATCGGTTTTGATGATTCGATCCATGCCATACGCTCACGATGCGAAGCTCTTGCTTTATTTAATGCATCAAGCAACTCTTTAGGTTGAGCGTCTGCTGCTCTAAGTGCAGCACCTGTTTCAGCGGTGACTAACCCACCACCTAAATCAGCTTTAATTGGTTTTAGCTCTGTCTTGTCTATTGCATCACGAACAATTTTAAGCGCACCTATTACGTTTCCGTCTTTAGTTGAGCGTGAAGCTGTTGCTATCGTTGTCATCAAATTATCGAGAGCATTTACGTCAAATGGTACTGCAAAAGTTTTTCCTTCAATAGTCACTTCACCTTTTGCAATAGTATTAAGTGTGTCCCGAATTTCTTTTGGTAAAAATGCAGCTTTGTTTTTTGCTGACAAAGCTGTATCAATGTTGTTTATTAACGTAGAACGATCAAGAGGGATAGTGCCACCAGCGGTATCCTCTGCTGCTTTGTAAAGTGAAGATGTAGCAGCTTGTTTTGCAGCATCCATAGCGGAGATTTTGCCTACGTTTGCTTCACCTGCTTGCATCAAATACGGGCTTCTAACATCACCTGCACCACGCTGATTTAAAGCGTTAATTAATGCTTGGTTGTTAGCGTTCTGAATTTGACCTAATTGCTGCAAGTCAGAATTTGTGCTGTTCATCCCTGCTTTTGCAAGGTTTTGCTCTAGCGTCACTTGTCTAGGATCAAGCGAAATCATACCTTTTGTGGGTGTAGCACCCTCAATCATACGAATATCAATAAGCCTGCTCATTGCAGCTTCATCGAAAGTGCCACCAGTACGCAAAGCGTTTGCAACATCATTACGCAAAGCTGTCTTAACTTGCTCTGGTACTTTAGAAAAGTCAAAACCTGACTTACCTAGCGTATTGGTAATAATTTTATCCACTTGTTCTGGTTGTACGCCAAATCGTGTAGGTGCAATTTTGCTACCCGCTGCCGTAACCGCTGATTTGATTCCACTTCCAATAGGTGCAGCCGCCATTGGAGCAGCTATGCCACTAGCGATACTAGCTAACAGTTCTAGCTCTGGAGGTGCGCCGTACTCCCTAGCAATACTTCCACCTGCGCCTGCACCCGCCGCAGAGATACCTTGCATAGCAGGGTTAGCTGACAATTGATTTAGAATTGCTTGACTGTTTCCACCTGTGAACGGTGCTGCTGCTCTTGCGCCCATCACCATTGGCAATGCACTAAATCCTGTTTTTGCAACGTCAAATCCGAACCTTTCCGCTTGACCGGAATTGTCCATAACTGACTTTTCTTTTGGTTTTGGTAAACCCATCAAGTTAGCAAGACGCTGACCCATAGTTTCAGCGGATGCAACGGATGGGCCACCCGCCAACCTACTGACAGATTCGGTTGCCATACGGATTGGTTCAGTAGGCGCAGACAACGCAGCACCAACACCTTCAATCCCTGCTCTAGCGGTCAAGCCTACAGGACGCAACAATTGGTTTATGCTAAATGGCTGATTTTGTTGCGGTGCAGCAGTTACAGGTGCAGCCGTACTTTCTACAGGTCTTAATGCAAACTCTGCATTAAGTTCTTCAAAAGGGTTTCTTGTCTGCTGCTGTTGTTGCTGAACAGGCGCACCAATTCTAAATTCTTCGTTTAATGCAGAAAACGGATTAGCTCTTTGATTAGGCATAGTGATAGGATTCACATCAGAGGTTACTGGCCCACTCGCCACTTGGTTTCTTGGGTTGTTTAATTGACCCATTACAAACGATTCAGACTGTCTTGGTTGCGGATACGGACTAGAGGGAAGGCTTGCCCAGATGGGGCCTGACTTCTTCACAGCGGTTTCCCAATTTCCCTGCAATACATCAGGAAGAATCCCACGTTCACGCAATAAATTGACCGCAGCCAAGTCTTGACTGCGCTCACCAAAGTCAGGTAACCCTAACTTTTTAGCTTGTTCATCCCAAGTATTAGACAGAAATTGATAACGTCCTGCTGCGCTTGTCTTGTTTGGTCTACCCGTTGTTTCCGTAAAATCAAACAATTGTCTAGGATGATCTGTTAATGAATCTACCCGTCCACCGCCAAACAAAGTGTTATATCCGTGTTTAGTAGTCCCCTCTGCCGCTGAAATCATGTCTAAAAAGCTACGGACATTGGGGTTGTCCATAACTGGCAACAAATTAACAAGCGCAGGATTGACGGGGTTTTCCATTATTTAATGCCGTATCGTTGAGCCAATGTGTAAGTGCTTCCGTCTTTACCTTGAATTGGTAAATCAAACATTGAACCAGAAACTTTGCCCCATTCGTTAGTAATTGCAGACAAATTACTACGCAGTTCTGGAATTGATGCTGCTTTCTGGAAATAGCCCGCTTTACGCTGATCTTGCATAGCTTTTGCTTCAACGACATCAAGCAAGAATTGGTTAGCTTGCGGGGTATTTTTAAGACTTGCGTATGTTTTCTGAAGGTTTGCAAAGTCTTTGTCGGTTTGTGGGCCTTTCTGCTTTGCTAGAGTATCAACAAGTCCTTCATAAATCTTAGATTCAAACACTTGAGCGTTTGTAGCAAACTTAGCTGCGTCTTTAACACCAAATGATGCAAGCACGTTTGCAGCAGTCTTTTGTGCGTCCGTTCCAAAGCCTGTAGTCAAGTCAATGCTCTTTAATAAACGAACATTGTCCATCGCACCTTTTGCAGATTCACCAGCAGCAATAGCAGGTTCAAATTGACCCGTAATCCATTGGTTGTTTAGTTGCTCACCAGCTTTGGTTACGATAGGATTAATTTGAGTTACTACAGGCGCAGAACCTTGTTGATTAGTTTGCCCGGGCATTCCCTGTGCAGGCAGACCCATAACTTGTGCTGATGTTGTTCCAACGGTGTTATTTGTTGCAGGGTCAATTCTTGTTGCTTGTGTTGTTTGCGCTTGACCCAAACCTTTAGCAAATGCTTCCATGTTTTCAATATTTGCTCGTTCTTGAGCGTAGCCAGGTACTCCGACTGAACCTACTCGACCACCCGCCAAAGGTATGTTTTGTACGCCGTTTAGCGCTGCATAGAAACTTGGCTGAGTTTGGAACGGTTGCAGCACACCCGCACCCGGCGCAACCGTTGTGGGCGCAATGTAATTTTGCTTAGTCAAATTGCCTTGCATCAATGCTTGGTACTGTGAAGTACCCGGTGAAAACCCAGACGCAGCAGCAATCTTTTGTATCTCTGTTGGGCTACTATGCGTTCCAAGAGCAGTCGCATACGCTTGTGGGTTAATCATGTATTGCATCATTGCAGTACGTCTATCCATTCCCGCAGGAATAGGCATTGCTGATGCTTGACCTGTTTGTACGCCTTCCATACGCTGTGCATTTGTGTTGGTAGGGCCAACATCGCCTTGCATTGCGCCACCAGCTAAAGACATATCTCTTGCTTGCGGCTGCGCTACTCCGCCACCCATGCCAAACATGTTTTGAATTTGTTGTTGTTGCGCTGCGGCAAGGGCTGATTGCTTTTCAGGCACTAAATCCGATGCTCTACGACCAATGTACGCTTTGAGCAATTGCGCTAGACCCTGCACAGGACTTGGTGGCACATAGTGACCAGAAACCATCTGACCTTGAGGCTGCTCTTGCAACGCTTGCTGCATCAAAATATCTGCATACCGCTGATTTTGTTGAAGCTGATATTGTTGCTTAGTGACATCCTCACCCATCATAGATGCCATTGGGTTCATTAGGTTTGCAACTTGTGCCATGTTTTACACCATTAAGAATTAAGGACGCATGAATGTGCCAGTAGGCGCAAGCAATGCAGCACCACCTAGTGAGAACAGTCCTTGTGTCAATTGCGAATTAGCTGCGTTTTGTGCGTTTGCAGCACCTAGCGCAGCGTTATAACCTGCTTGTGCGCCTGCAAACGTTGGTGGTGGTGCTACTTGTGCGCCTTGGTATCCTGCAAACTGCGGAAGTTGAATCTGTGAGCCACCCATTAACCCAATAATCTCGTTTAGCGGTTGCGACCTTAACGCTGCTTGCTGCGCTAATGACTGCTGAATTGCTGCATTAGAAAACTGTGCGCCGCTTAAATTTTGACCATATAATTGTTGCTGTGCAGCATTGTTTGCTTGTTGTGCGTTCAAACCTTGGTTAAAGTTTTGCAGAACAGATTGGTTATAGAGCTGATCGGCTGTCACACCTTGACCAAAGTTTTGAGCAATTGCTTGGTTTCTAGCTTGGTCAGCCGCCGAACCTTGAGCAAAGTTTTGCGCTCTACTTCTGTTAAGCAATTCGTTAGCCGTAACGCCTTGACCAAAGTTTTGTGCTAACGCTTGGTTATATAACCCTGCACCCGCTAATTGGGCTTGGTTAGCAAATGTTCCTAACGTATTTTGTTCGTTTAAACCTTGTTGACGAGCAGACATATCCAAATTGATGCCTTGCAGCGCAGCTTGGTTATACAAGTCATTCTTGCTCATTTCACGATTGCGAAATGCTGTGTCGTATGCTCTTGTGCCAGGTGCAAGACCTTGGTTAGCTAAAGATTGCCTAAATGACGCATCGCCTTGGTCAAGCGTTGGCTGCAACCGCTGCAAAATAAGATTTTGTGCGTTTGTTCCTGCATTAATTGGCATTGCAGCTAAGTTTGATGTATCAAGCGAATATTGCAATGGCACTTCACCACGAGCCAACCCGTAAGTATCACCTCTAACGTTTGCTTCCGCTAGCCCGTAAGTTTCAGGTCTAGTGTTTGCACTAGCTGTTCCATACGTTCCCGCTTGTGTATTAGCTCTAGCTGCACCATATTGATCTGCGGTTAGACCGCTTTGTACGTTACCCGCACTTGGTACATTCATTTGCATAGCGGGCAAATTAGGATTGAACGGGGTTGACATCACATTTTGCGCTGTTGCAACACCTTGCTCACCCAAACCTGCCAACGCTCGTTGCACCCGCATTTGTGCGTTTAGGGTGGATTGAGCTTCTGGGGTCAGCGTTTGTGTAATAGTAGGAACGCCACCGCCACTCATGTAGGAGTTACGGTCAGGTGCTGCGCCAGCGTTCGCTAACGCTCGTTGGTATGCTTGGTCATTAAAATAAGTTTCCCCGCTACCCGCCCAGCCACCGCCTTCGCCGCCATAGTAACCGTTATCAACTTCGTAAAATTGATCTCTGTTTACTTTAGCGTTATATGAGGCTTGGTCAGCGTCAAAACGTGTTTGATCAAAAGTCGGGTCGCTATATGTAACGGTTTGAGTTCCAAACGGTGTATACATATTTGGATTGCTCAAGCGTGAGCTTTGCTGCGCCGCAGTTAAGTTTTGCTGACCTTGCTCTTTAGCAATTGCCGTGTAATCCGGTATTGGTGGCGTTGCGACTGACTTACCCATAGCGTACCCCTAAGAATCGGCAATCTTTTCGTGCCAATGTCATAAATATAATGTCACCCAATGGTGAACCGTCTTTAATTCGTGCTTCTTCTGCAAAACCCATGTTCTGTACTAATTTTATGCTCTTTTGGTTATCTGTGACCACAGGGACAATGATTTTTTCTACATTTAGCACGTTAAAAGGATAGTCAAATATCGCTTTTAAATACGATTTTGTTAGCCTTCCTTCTGCTGCAATGTGACAAAAAACCGTTTTTTTGTTCCAGTTTTCGTAGATAACACCCGCAATTGTTTTAGCGTCCTTCTGTAAACCTATTGCGCTAGACTTTTCAGCAAAATAGCCGCCATCTATCTTTTCAGCGACCCAATAGCCAATCTCTGCGCCTTGCACTATATGCCAGCCCAGCCTGTCTGATAAACAATGTCCGTCGATGCCCAAAGTATCGTTACCCCTTGTGATGCGGATTTAAACTGTGTTGATCCGCAATACCCAATCCCTGTAATACCTTGCCAGTTATTAGTAATGACGTTATTTTGACCCCATTCCGCAGTATCCCACAAGCCAACACCCCATAAAGCAGAGGATGATGGTGCAAATTCAATTGGTGTTGAGCTATCTTGCGTGTTGAAATCTACGTTCATTCCAATCGATACGGAGGGTATGCCATTTGTAAAA